ACTTCCTCAAAGCTTAAATTCAAACCTAAATTCATAAATGTATTGTATATCATTGGTTTACATGATTTTTTTGAAATTATGTTTATTTTGTTGAAGTCAATATGGATAGATTCTGAAGCCCTCATATAATTTATTTCATTAGAATAACCTAACCTATTTTTCTCTTGAGACAACCCTATTATAGCAAATCCCATATAGTTTAAGCATAAGTCATTTAAAGTACAACCTTTTTTGTTATCTTTGTCAATGACAGTTAACTTATAAAATAAAGTGCTGTACAACAGCTTAAAAGTGTCAACATTCAGAAGTGAGTATTTGAATTTGTTGCTTTTAATTCCATTGTAATATCTGAAGGCATCAGTCAAGGTATTTTTATCTGATAAAAGTGTCAAGTTGTTCAATATTTCATTTTCTGAATCAGTTAAGGTGATAGTATCTGGATGATGAACAAAGTAAGGTGATCTTGTTTTTAATTGTGAACCTCTTCCTATTATATAATCCCCGGTAAAGAGTTTGTAAGTATTTATACGGAAGTCTCTCATTCTAGGACTTTCAACCAAATCCAACATAACTTCTTGAGAGCATGACCCCAACAATATCAAGTGTATTGGATGCATGTTAAACAATCCTCCGAAGTGGAGAGGAACACAAGAAATCTTGGTAGACCTAGGCAAGTGGTATGACTTTCTCAGCAATTCACCTTGTGCTAACATCAATGCGTAACATTGTATCATGGAGGCTCCGTTATTGAAAGCATCGACGACTTTACCTACTACTGTGCATATATCGTTATACCATCCTTCACCAGTTGGATCTATAGATACGTTGGTCATAAATTTATGTGTCATAGGTATCAATCTATTATTATTATACATTATGGATATTAACTCAAAACTATGTGAAGACAAGGAAGATTTTTTCTTAGACATGAGATGATTACAGCATTTTTGAAAGTTTTCATAATATCTAAACATGTCTACGCAATTCTTATAATTTGAGGAAGTGACTGAGCCACCGCTATCATCACTGTGTGCCATTAGATTAAAATACACACCTTTAGGTGAAGATATCACATTATTAAAATACAGTTGGGTAGCTGAATGAAAAAGAGAAGAAAGGAAGTTAAATATACCCATCATAAAGCTGTAAGGCATAACCAATTCAAAATCACCATCATCCCTCTCTGTCA